GTTTAGAATAGACAGGTCGCACAAGCTTTTAATAGGAAAATAATACAACGCTGTTTTCTTATCACGCACCCACACCTTACCTATTTTTTGTAGTAACGCGTCTATAGTTGTCTTATTAAGCGAGGACGTCTCGCTATGGTCAACGCATAACATATAACCCTTTGTGTCGTTAAACGGTCTTATATACACTAAAGACACGTCATTTAAAGCAGGATGTATGTTATCGTGTAATGGAACTATCTCTACGAACGCTTCCGCTATCGTTTTGTGAGTTAGATACTCCAGTGCTTCTTCCGTTTCTATTATCCAAAACATAACCTTGATTTACTCCATTAATATACGAACCCGAAGTTGTACTTCCAAGTTGATTGTAATATTTTGTATAATCAAATTTTAAATATTCATTAAATTTATAAAACCTATTTTTTTGAATAGTTAATTCAACTATATTACGATTTGTTTTTTCTACTTGATTTTTATCACCTGTTAATTGCCACGGAATATTAAAGGGTTGATATAAACTCCATTCTATTGCTGGTGATTTCTGACGTAGTAAAGCAAATGTTTGTTGGTTTATTTCAATGTATTGTAATTCATTTGTTTTTTTAGCAAAATAACGTCTAAATTCACCGTTTTGGTAATCTTGGGGGGTTGGGATTACTTGGTTGTATTGAGGGATATATTTAAAGGGAGTGAGGATGGTTTGGGGTATGTTTTTTAAATTAGCATATTCTGAAATTATGTTTGATTCTATTGGAAGATTTGCTACTTCAGGAAAATAATCTAAAGGACCATCAGCAATATTTGCTAATGAAATTTTTTTGTTGTATTCTGATTGGTCTGTAGATATACCAAAATCAATAGGGATTATTGGTGCTATTTCTATTGTTTCTGAGGATTGAGGAGTTTTACCAGTATAAAATCTTCCATTGCCTGTTTTCCAGTAATAACCTATATATTCTATTTGGGAAGATTTATATACAAATTCTCCTCCAGATGTATATTGGTTTGGGGTAATATAGTGTTTTGGAAAATATGACATAGTTAGAAATTATATAATACTTTTATAAATTTATCTACTTTAGGATCAGTACTTAAAGGTAATGAAAAATTAATACTTGCGTTAGAATTAGTAGTAAAACCTACAGATTCAATTGCTTTTTTTAATTTATCATATTCAGAATCAAATAGTTTTTTATCGGCAGCATTTAATTTTAAATAATATGGTTGAAGTTTTTTATACCAAGCTTGACTTGTAGGACTAAAACCTAAAACCTCATTAAGATGAGCAATTGCTAATGTTTCATTATCACCAAGTCTTGATTTTGCATCACTTAATAATGCTTCATTATTTGCTCTATATAATTTATCCTGAAGTGTTAAAATTTTATTTAATTCTTGAACAATATAAATATAGCTACCCCTTGAAGTATTTGCATCTACTACTGTTCCAGAATTAAGAGGAGCTCTAAATACTAATAAATTATAACAATTTTGCGGGTCTTTTCTGTAGACAAATTCCCTACTATAATTTGAATAGTTGTCAGTAGCCCATCCTCCTTTAACAGGATATATTCCTCCCTGTATTTCTTTAATTTGATTTATACCTATATATATTTGGGTGTGAAGTCTAGTAGGCTTATCATTAGACCAATAAACAACAACATCACCTAAATTAAATTGAAGTTTTCCGTTTAGTAAGGATATAATTTCAGTTTTTGAAATGTTTTTTGCAGCCACGTGTTGTGCATATCCTATTTTAACTAAACTAGACCAATAACCAGGGGAATCAGCATTACCACCCGCCGCAATAGTAGCACCTTTAGAAAGTGGTTTTTTATTTAAAGCTTGAATATAATTATAAGCTAGGTTAAATGTCCATCGAGCACACAAATAATCTTTAGGAATATTTTCTTTAGGATTAGGAACAGAAAAAACAGCATTATATGAAGCTTGTAAAGCATTTTTTCGTATAGTATCTGTTGGTTTATCTAATCCAGGAACAGAAGTATTTTCTACTTTAGCTCCACATTTTCCGGGAGTTATTCCAGATAATACACTTGCTGCTGCTTTTTGTTCCGCAGCACTAGTAGCTACACTTCCTCCGGTTGTATATGAAGCTCCAGTTTCAGTAGTTGTTAATGGAGGAGCAGTATAACTAAGCGCAGGAGATGCTCCAGAAGATACATTTTTTGGTATACAAAGAGCTTCTATAGATGTTGACCATTCTTTATTATCTACTTTTTGAGTGATACCTTTTAATAAAAATTCTAAAGTTTCATCATAGTTAGATGGTAAAAATTGCTGATTAATACTAAATTTTTGGTAAATTTTCATTCCTGAAAGTCCTACCATTGATAAATTTAAGTTAAAAGGGATAAAACCAATTGTAGGGGATGCTTTACCTGAAGAAACACTTTCTTGGGATTGCATAAGTTCTAAAAAATTGGTTAAAACGGTTGGGAATGTATCTATAGAATCATCAAAATTTAATGTTTCCATTTTTGTAATAAAACTTGAATATTCATCAACAGTATTTTTATTTTTTGTATTAAGAGCTTCTTGTTCTTTTGCTGCTGTTTCTGCTGCTTGAGTTTTTTGTTCAGTAGTAAGTTCTGTTTTTTCTGTTGATTTTATTGGAAATATTCTATCTGTACATCCGTTATTCCATACTGAAAGAGCTGTAGCATCTTCGCCAACTGCCTCACCACTAGCTTGAGCTCCAATAGAAATAGTTGTTGCTAAATCATTAGTAACTTCAGTTTTAATACCTAATGAAGTAATAAAAGAAGAAAATTCAGGTTTATAACCAAATATTTCAAAACGAGTTAATTCAATAGAAGCTCCGGGATTTTTATTTTCAATAACTTTTGATACATCTGGTATTGTTGTTTCATCTAAAAAATATAATTTATTTCTATTTTCTTCATCAATAGTAGGAGATATTTTATTAACATTACCTAAAGAACTATTAATTCCTTCACATATTTTATTTAATAAATCATATAAAGGTACTTTTCCATCTTTATCTTTTAGTTCATCCATAGCTTTTACTATGTATGTCATGTTTAAATAAACATTCATTAATTTTCCTACAGTTATACCAGCTATTTCTTCTTTAAATTTTTTAGGTAAATCAGGAAAAATAAGAGTATCTTTTCCTGTCATAGATATATTTGCTTGTACTATACAAACTCTAGGATCTGAGGATAGAACATAAGGAGTGGTAAAAATTAAATTGGTATTTTCATCATAATCTATTTCAATAACAGGAACATTTTTATTATAAAACAGTCTATTATTTAGTAAATAATAAAGAAAACCTCCAAATCTAACATAATATCTTTCTTCATTCCATCCAGTAGTTTCTACAAACATTACTATATCTGAAGCGCTTTCGAACCCTAATTTAATTACATCTGCTTCAGCTGCTAAAGTAATTTGCCCCGTAGCTGTGCCCTTATTTAATAGTTCTTTAGAGTCAAAAAATAATTTAGAAATACTATCTTTATTTTTACTATATTCTAATATTTCAGCTTCAGTATCAGCCTTTTGTAAGTCCTCGGCTGTTTCTGCTTGTTGTTCTGCTGTTGGAGGAATTTCTCCAATAGCTATTGTATTTATTTTTAATGATTCTATAACATCTCCTAAACTTAATACAGTTAAAGTAATATTATATGTGCCATCTTGTTCAAAACTCCAACTAAAATTAGATATTTTACCATAAGTAGCATCATAATTACCTTCTAATGCTTTTTTATTGGTAACTATAGCATCCATACATGCGTTATGATCTGCAAAGCCCCCATTTAAAAATTGAGAGCTTAAAGTATTAGAGACATTCATATTTTCAACTACACCAGCATTTGATACATAAACACTATGTCCCCATTCTATTAATACTGTAAATCCTAAACGTAAATATAAAACATCAATTATATTAAATTGTTCTGTGTTGAATGCTTTAATCTGTATAGTAGTTTCTCTTACTGAACCTCGGTTTCTATTTTTAGATTCTAAAGAGGTAATACCGGGCATTGGTCTGTATCCCTGACTTAGTCCACCTACTGTATATGTTTGATCATATCCTTTTCGTATAGTATCTCCGATAGAGGTTCCTCCAAATAAAACATTATTTTTTGCTAACTCATTTCCCGTAGAAACTGTAATACCTTTTGTAGCTAATAAAGCTACTCTAGTGGCATCTAAATTAACGGATGATGTTAATTTTATCCAAGGACTTCTTCCATTCAAATATCTTTGATATGGAGCTTTATTAGTAGCACCAAATACACTTTGTCTTTTAAGAACTTGATCATGTATTGTTTTATTAAAACCTTCTCCTATTATATTTCCCATAATTAAGAATTTATTCTATTGAATACATCGTAAACTTCTAATGGATTGTTTGGAATACGGATTTGAATACCTTCAGGAATTACTAATGAATTTTGAGGTAAAACAGGTAATGTTCCTGCACCTGCGTTTCCGGTATTAGCTATAGAAATAACCCACCATAAAGAACTATCATTATAATATTGTTGAGCTAAGATATCAAATCTATCTCCTTGAGTTGTAATTACATAAATATCATTTTCAGATAGTGGAACCTCAGGATAACGTGATGTTTTATACACTAGTTTTCCTTGTATTTTTTCTTTTGGTATTTGTTGATATCTATTCATTATAATTGTGTTCCAGCTGGGTTTACAATACTTATAAATCTTGCACCTACTTCTGGAAGATAATTTGGTATTGGTTGGAAATTAAATCCACTAACTTTTATAACGTGAGTTAGTTGAGAAATAGTATCATCTTTACTTCCATCAGGATTTATTGCTATTTCCCAAGTTGAATCTTCTGCCATTTCTAAAGAAAAACCTTCTATATATCCGGGTAGATCATAAATGTATCCTCCTATAGTTAAACTTACTAAAGGTCCTTGCATAAATCCATTAACATATATAGGTGCTGTCATACCAGCTAAATAACTTAATCTTTCATACATTGGTAAAAGCTCTGCTCTTGATAAAGCAGCAACAGTCCAAGATAATGAAATTTTTCGCGTTTGCCCACCATAAGTGTAAAAGTTTTCTCCTCTACCAACATATTGTTGAGTATTTAAGGTTGAGGAATAATTATCTGATATACTTCCTAAAAACGCTCTAAAAGCTAATGTTTTAATATTAGTTCCTGCTATACCTTTTATTCTAAATTGAACTAAATCATCACTAGATAAATCTGTCCCTACAGCAGCAGCGTTAATTTCATCTAAAGCTATAGCAGCTTGTCCGGCATTAAATCTAGAATAGTCTTTGCCTGTTCTTTGTCCAGGATTACCTATTTTATTTTTAACTCCTATATTATTATCACTATAATCAATATAATCTAGTGGAACAATATTTCCTAACTTTTCTGCTTCCTCTTTTGTTAATCCTTTTTGAAAATTTATTGAATTTCGTAATATTTTTCTAAAATCTTGGATTGATGGACCTCCACTTAATTTACCAACATTATTTTGTTGATCAATTATATCTTGTTGGTTATAGGTATAAGTACCATCATCATTAATAGCTGAACTATTTTCTGGAAAGGTGTTTCCCTGAGTATAAACATTACTTTCTCCATTAGGAGTAAACTTATTCCCTACTACTGAAGGAGTAACAAGTTCTGAGGAAGTATCTTTAGTTAATTTTTTATATTTATTGGTTGCTCCTCCATCATAAACATAATTACCAATATCATTAATTTGATCTGAGTAGGTGTTACCATTTGGGTTAGTTATATCTTGGGGTGCGATTGATTTTGAGGCATCAGGGATATCAGATAAACTAGCACTTTGGGGGGAGTTTACATTTTTTGATGGTAAACCGTTATTTTCAAAATCTGCTGCCGGATAAAAAGTTTTACCATTTCCATCAAAATAAACTCCTCCTTTAATCCAGGGTTTTGTTCCATCTCCTGTTTCTACTTGTAAACCACCTACACTCTTATTATCACTATTTACTGATTTTTGAATTTTTTGACCTGTAGTAACCGGAGTATAGGGAGTTAAACTTTCTGGTTCGTAAACGTTATTTTGTTGTAATCTATTACCTTCAAAGTCTCTACCATTAACTTCTACTTCTCCAACACCTAAAAGTTCATCATAAATTCCTCCTCTGTCAGAAATACCTGTTAATAAAGGATTATAAACTTCAAAATCATTACCACGATTATTATAATTAATTCCTTCAATTTGTTTAGGAGTCCAAGTTAATGTTCCAATAGGAATATTAGATAAACTTCCAGATTGAGGAGAATTTACATTAAAATCAGGTAATTCAAATAATGGAGCTTTAGTCCATTTAGTATCAGTATTAATTTGTAAACCACCAACTTGCTTATCATCAATATCTACTGATTTTTGGGAACCAGTATAAAAAAATGTAGGATTAGAAACAGATTGTGGATTTTGATTTCCGGTTCGTTGTGAGGCAAATCGTATATTAGTTTTTCCAACCCCTAATATTGAATTAGGGCCACCATTATAAGATAAAATATTAGGTCCTACATTTAAATCAATACCAGAAAAATTCCAATTTTGAATAGAACGATCTTTTATAATTGCTCTATGTAATTCGGCTAACCGGTTTTCCTCTATTAATTGAGTAGGTTTTACTTTAACACTGTAAAGTATTTCACTATTAGCATATGCTCCTGTTTCTTCAAATGGATTTAAACCTTGTTTATTTAAATGTCCACCAAAAGCTACAATTCCGGCTTGAGCTAATGTATTTAAAGGTGTATAAATACCTTCATTTACAATACCACTTGTTTGAGTTCTAACAGCGGCATTAGATAATACATTTTGTTTAGCAATAAAGAGTAATCCATTAGGTGATTTTAAATCACCAAACATTTTAGTTAAACGACGAATATCTGTTGCTGAATCTCTTACAGCATTGATACCTCCTCGTAAAATAAAATCCTCGTTAGCACCTAAATCATTAAAACTTTCGGGAATTGGAGTTTGAATATAGGGTTGTCCACTATACCCTCCTCCGATGGTATCCTTCCCATATCTTAGGGACTTAAGATCAGTCTTTAAGTCGATTAATCCCATTATCTTGGAGGATTATCTAAGTATTTATTTGGGTTTTTACCGTCTAAGTCTAATTGTGATTGAGTTAAGCTAGCAATTTGAATAGTTTGTTTATCGTATTCTAAAGGATTTTTACCATCTAAATCTAATTGAGATTTAGTCAAACTATCAATTTGAATAGTTTGTTTATCATACTCTAAAGGTTTTTTGCCATCTAAACCAGTTAATAATGAACCGTCTGTTGTTAATTTATTTAATAGTCCCATAGTTATTTTATTATAAATATTAAATTATTGAACTTTAGATGTGCCCATAGCAAATCCAGTTCCTACTTTAGTTGAATCCATGTATATGTTAGTTTCTTTTTTAAGAATTTGATTTAATATATCTCTAATTTCAGCAAGTTCTGGGGCTGTTTGTTTTGTTTCGCCTCCTCCAAATAATGATTCAATTGCTCCTCCAATAGCATTACCGACAGCTGCTAAAGGACTTACTTCAGCAAATTCATTTAATGATTCTAATTTATCGGCATCTATTTGATTTAATGCTTCACCAACACCAAATAAAGCTTGAGCCATTTGAGATAATGAAGTAGCAACTGTTTGTAAAGGAGTAGCCATATTGGCTAATGTTTCTAATTGACTTAAAACACCATCTCCCGCAAAAAAAGAAACAATACCTGCTGCTCCCATAGCTATAGCAAAAGTTCCGAACCCAGCAGCTAAAGCAACAAGAGCTCCAGATAATAGATATAATGCTGCTACTTTTTCTAAAGTAATAGCTCCTAAAAAGTTTACAAATCCATCGGCAACCGCAGTTACTATTGTTGCTAATCCTTCAAATGCGGATTTTATTGCTTTACCAAATGATTCAACTAAAGGTGATAGTTTAGATAAAGCATAAGTTAATGGAATTAAAGCAGCACCAAATCCAGCAATTAATACTTCAGCTAATAAAATATATGGAGCTACTTGTGTTAATCCTTTAGCGGCTTCACCAAAAGCTACTAATCCCTTACCAATTCCTGTTAATGCGGATTTAATGGCTGGACCTTTTACTAATTGTAATAAAAGTAAGGCTGGAATTGCTGGGGTTAAGGTTACTAATGCTAATGCACTACCCGCTAATTTTACAATATCTGATGCTTTAACAGGAGCAAACGATTGAATTCCTTTAGATAAATTAGTTAAAAAGTTTTTAATATCTTTACCCATGTTACTCTTAACTCCTTTTGTTTTATCAGCAGCCGAACCTGCTCCCTCTCCGGCTTTATCCGCAATGTCTTTTGTTTTATCTCCGGATAAATTTGCTATCATTTTTCCTTGAGGAGAATCTTTTGGAAAAAGTTTACCAGATTTTGAAGCAATCATATCTACTTCTTTATTAGCTCCTGAAAACATGTTTTTAAGTAAACCTGCTCCTTCTTTTATCCCTCCAAACATACTTTTAAATCCGCTAGCCATTTTTGGAATATAAGCAAGAGCTGCTATTCCTAATAAAGGAACTAAAATATATGCATTTGATAATATAGAAGCTATAACATCTAATATAGGAGAAAACACACCTAAAATACTACCTAAAATATCTAATACTTTATTTAATACATTCTTTAATTTTTCGGCTGCTCCTTCTTGTTTCATAGATTCATATGTTGCCTCACCATACATTTCTCTAAAATCCTCAGCCGCCATAGTATTAAATTTTTGTTGTAATGTAATTTTAGCTAACTGATCACGAGTCATACCCATAGATTCTGCTAAAGCTTTCTGGGCTAGGACATTTTTAGAGGCAAAAGCATCTTGGATAGCTGCGTTATTATTTAAGGATTTAGATAATCCTTCTAAATCACCTGCTAAAGCTAATTGTCTTTCTTTTTCAAAATTAAGATCTTTACCTGTTAATAATTCTGCTTCTAATTCTTTTGTAATTGAATCTTCAAAATTTAATAAACTATCTGCTACTCCTTCAACTTCAGATAATGAAAGACCTAATTTAGTAGCAGCAGAAGCAGCTCCAATTAATTTATCATTACTAAAACCTAAATTAGCTTGTAAAGACATAGAAGCATTTGCTGCTTCTTTTAATACTTTACTAACATTTAGAGCTGTTCTATTTTGTTTATTAAATTCACCAACTATTTTAATATTAGCATCTAATACTTCTTCAGTATTTTTACCTTGTAATCGTGCATTAGATACTAATGTAGCTGATTCTTTAGCACTAAAACCTAATTTTTGTTCCAAATTTGCAGCTGATACTAAAGCTTCATGTCCTAGCACCTCAGCTGACATTCCTAATTCATGAGTTAGAGATGCTGCTGCTTTCATTAATTTTTCAGTAGTAACAAAAGCATCACCAGATGCTATTGCTACTCCAGACATTTCTTGTTTTAACAAGTATGCATTTTTATATGACATACCTGTTTCTTTTTGTAATTCAGCTGTTTGTTTTGATGCTTCAATAGCTGACTTTAAGGCAAAAGCTGCAATTACTTCAAAAGAAGTTATATTTTTTACAAAACCTTTACCTAATTCACTAAAAGATGCTTGTAATACTTTTATTCTTTCGGCTGTTGAAAGAGCTCGTTCACCACCATTAGTCAATTCAGCTGCCATTTTTTTACCGGCTTCCGAAGCTTTATCAAAATTAAAAGCAGAAGCTAAAGAACCTAAACCTAGTTCTTTCATTGCCTCTGTAGAACTTTTTAAAATATCTCCTGTAAGACCAAATGCTTCTTTTTGATTTTTAGCTCGTTTTACAAGATCATCTTGATATTCTTTTTGGGTTTGTAATTCTTCAGATTGTGAAGCATATAAATCTAATAATGTTTGTTGATCTTCTGTTAGATCTTTAGCAAACATTAATTGAATGTCTCGTAATTTATTGTGGTCTGCTAAAGCTTCAGCTATTAAAGCTTCATTTCCTAATAATAAACCAGAGTCAGCTAACATAGCTGTTAGTGATCTTTCTAATTCTTTATTAAAAGTAACTTCAGATTGTTTTCCTTTAGCTATTTTAGCTTCTAATTCCGCTAAATCTAAAGTTCCATCTACTACATCATCAACAGCATTAGCTAAATCTTTAGCATAATTAGCTACATCTTTAAATGATTTTTTTAATTCTGCGGCTTGAAGACCTCCTAATCCTAAACTTTTTCCTAACTTTTGAACTTCTGAAGTAAAATCTCTTTGTAAAAATAAACTTTCTTCGAGAGCATCTCTAAGTAATTTTTGCTTATCAGCAGCAGTAGCTGTTGCTTTTGCTGTTGTTTGAGCATTTTGAGCATTTTGAGCTGATATTTTAGGATCCTGATTGTCTGCCATTATAAACTTAGTTTATTATAAATATTAAAGAAATAAAAAATATGGGCATCATTTATATGATGCCCTTTTTCCAGTTGGGGCAACTGGAGGTTTTGGAATGCCTTTTTTATTAGTCCAAGATGCTTCGGCTTTTTTCTGTTCTTGGTTCTGATTTTCGTAATGTTCTTTAATTTTATTAAAGGTAAAATTACGTAACCATATAGGCATGTTATAAATTGTATTATAATCATACCCACCCTGTCCATGAAATACCATTTCGTGGATTTGAGTAAATAAATTTAGTCTATATTGCGGCGTCAGGCCAAAAAAAGTTAAGTCCAATAGGAACTGTAGCGCCCTCCTCGACACCGTTAGGTCCCTCATAATCAAATTTAATTTCAATTTCTGGAGTTACTGAACGGATATACTCACGTAAAGATCTAGCGTCTCTAGCCAGTAAATTATTGTCTATAAATTGTCTAACTACCCGATTTTCTATATTACCGTCAACAGATAAAATAATATGTTTTAGACGTGTAGTTAATTCTGGGTTAGAATCTTTAAATATTTTTTGTAAACCTTTAATTTCTTCAGCAATTTTCTTTTCATCACCATGAGTTAAAAGTTTAAAGGAAATAACGTGACCTGTAGTTGGTAAAGTAAATGTAAATTCATTTTTACCTTTTATCCATAATTTTTCATCTACTGGATTGGGTTCTAATTTACTTAGGTCTACTGTGCACTGTTCTCCTTTATACATAAATTCATAATCTTTACCATAACCTAAAACACGAGCAGCGATCATAATAGCATTTTTATCTACTAATAATAAATCATTATACTCAAATTGAGTTACAAGTAAAGATTGAAGTAATTTATCAATTACTGTTCCTTTTTCAATATAGGATTTATTAGTTAAAATATCTTCTTCTTTAGCAGTCATGTATTTCATTTCTACTTTTCCAGATGCTAAAGGATGATTTTCGGGATAAAATAAACCTTTTGAAGGCAGGTCAACCATTTCTGTTGGAAACTTTAATTCGCTCATAAACTTATTTTGTTATAAATATTAGTAAAAAAAAGAAGCTCGCAAAAAATGCGAGCTTTCTTTAATTATTGTTTTACTTTTTATTAGAAATTCAATACACAATAATCCATACCAATTGTTAATGATAAGTTAATAGCAGCGTTTTCAGTATCCCAGTTATATTCACCAAAGTTAGCACCTTTAATAAACGCACCTTTAATAATCCATTCTGAAACAATATCGCCTACAGGACCTAAAATATCAATAGTTAAATCTTTCTTATAGAAATCACTATATCCATCACGACCTGTTACTGATTCATGGTGTAAACGAACCCATTCCATAGTTGCCTGAGCACCTGAAGGTGTGATAGGATCAAACAATGTCATGGTTAAGTCGCTCCATTTAGTTTTGCCTTTTACTTTTGAGTAAACGTTGATATGGTTAAGAACCACTTCACCTTGTTCAAGAGTTACAGCTGAGATTGCTTTAATAACATATGATGGAATACCATCTACATACATAATGAATCGGTTTGCCTGTTTGGGTTCAAAGGCGGTGAAAAATATTTCGTTTGGATCTAAGATTGCCATGTTATTATTTTATTTTTGTTTTGTTATAAATATTCCGTTTTTAAAAAATTATGCTGGGAAAGATACTCCTGTTGGTAAGATGTTGAAGTTCAAATAAATGAATTCAGCAGTCTTAGTCGGTTGTAAGTAAATTTGTCCTACTAATTGGTTTCTATCGATTACATCTGGAGTATTGTTGCTTGAATCCATTACTACTTTGAAAGCATACAAACCTTGACGTTGTTGAACAGATTCTAAGTAAGGATTAACTTGAGCTAAGAATGCGTTACGTGTAGCGATAGTATTTTGTTCAAACACTAAGTTATTTGCTACTTGACCAATGTATGATTTAAGAGAAATCAACAAACGACGAACGTTTACACGATCCAAAGCACTTGCTTTAGTTTGTAATGTTTTTTGTCCATAAACTACAACTCCTGTTCCAGGGAAAGTAGCAATTGGGTTAACTTTATTTGTGTATAAAGTATCACGGTTTGATTGAGTTAATTTCTTTTCAGCTCTTACTACCGTAGATAAACCACCTCTGTTAATACCGGCCGGAGCGAACCAAGGCTCACTTACGTTGTCATTATACGCGTATACACCGGCTACCATAGTTGAAGCTGGTACCCATACTAATTGAGAAGTACTAGGATCAACTGTTTGAACCCAAGGCCAATAAGCAGCAGCGTATGAAGTATTTTTAGAGTTTGCTTGAGAAGTTACTGTATTAATACTTGAACTAAAAGGTACTAAATCTGTTACGAAAATAGCATCTCCTCTGTTCATTGTATTACTAATAATTGTATTTACTTGAGAAGCACCTAAAGTAGCACCATCAGCAAATAATCCAGGAGTAATTAATACATTATATTGATAATCATCTTGGTTTGATAACAAACTAATCATGTTATCATAGCTTGAACTTAATAAACCTTGAGTATTTGGTACTGAAGCTGTAATAGCATTATAATATTTGGCATTACCCGCAGATGCTAAATTACCTGTAGCTCCACCAAATGCTCCAGATGCATTTACAGGGATTGAACCAGTAAATTGCGATTTAGCATTTCCATTATTATCAAAATATAATGGAGTTGGAGTTAATACATTTGATACATAAACATATCTTGAATTATTAGGATATGTTCCATTTACTTCAATTTGGTTATCTGCAGAGTTATATTGTTTAAATTGATCACCAATTATTCTAGATACATAATTTGGAGCGGTTGGATCCATTGATAAACCTGTCCAAGTTTCTAATACAATTTGATCATTTGTATTATCGTCACCTTGACGAATAATTAAACTAAATGTTCCTGAAGATGTATCATTATTTGCTATTTGATAGCGAATATTTTCTATTGAGCCTGAAGTTAATGAACCACTAACGTCTAATGAACTTGAACTATTTTGATTAGTTCCTTGGGAAATAGTTTTTAGTATTAAGGCCTCAGCAGGAGTAGCATTTAAAATAGGAACTCCAGAGTTAGTTGCTGTAGTAGCAGAAGTAAAGGAACCCGAAACTACTCTAGCTACTAACATGGTTTCTCCACCATTTAAGAAATAATTGTAAGCAGCAATAGAAGTAAAATATGAATAAACTTGACTACCACTTAAAAATGTAGTACCAAATTTATTTTGATAATCACTCCAAGAGGTAACAACAGTAGGAACTTCTACAGGACCTTTAACTGTAGGGCCAATAATAGCAGCACCTACTGCTATAGGTTGTTGCGTAATAAAGGACTGATCGTTTTCAATTGAGAGTACGCCAGGTGATATTAATGTGTTTGCCATGTTTCTAAAAATATATTAATTTTATTCTATAATAAATATTATAAAAAAAGTCAAAATTAATTAAAACTGGTGAATTCTCCTTTTGCAATATTGATTTTTCCTTCTCCGTATTTTTCGGAAATTTCTTTACCAACTTGAATTTCTTCGTTTTTTAATTGAAGTAAGGACTCAATAAGAGATTCTTTTTTTAGTTCTAATTCTTGAATTTGATATTCAATATAACCAAAATCAATAGTTAATTGATCTCTTTTAGATTGTAAACTTTGAACTTTTTGTAGTTCTTCGGGGGTTATAACTTGTGTTGTCATTTATTATTTATTAAATATATATTCCTGTGAATATTACTGTTCCTGTATCATTTGGACCTCCTGTAATTAATACCTCACCACTAGAAGATACGTTGACTTTAAGTATTGAAAGGTTTGTTGTGTATGGTGGTCCAGGAGTAGTGTCTACGGTTACTGATGATGTAAATGGGGTAAATGTTGTAGGATATGATGCATTAATCCATACATTAGTACCTAATACTTTACCTAGTAAAGGAGGAAATGCACTACTTGTAGCAGCTCCATTAGTCATAGTTACTCCACCAGCTATAAATTTAAAATCAGCTGGAATAGCAGGACCGGGTGCTCCAGCAATACTATAATATTGAGTATTAACTTGAGTAACAGTAGAATTTGAAGCAAATGATGCTGAGATAGCTTGTGATGCTGTGATGTTATTTAATACACTACCTGAAAGTTCAAATGTAGAGAGAATTTTGGGTGGTTTTGTCCCAGCTCCATCAACAATTATAGGATAATAAACTCCAGAACTTGTAGATACTACTGTAATATTAGAAGCTGAAGTTGCAGAAGTGGCTACATTAGCATTTGTTATACTACCTGTTAGACTTAATCCAGTAATATTTGTTGAACCTGTACCAAAGGCATTATATAATTGTAAAATATCGGATGCTTGAATAGTATTACCGTTTATTACGTTTGATGGATTTAAAGTTGCCATGTTTATTGATAAATATTAATGTTTCTAAAAAGGTAACAAATTAAACACCATCAGTGGTGATATTGATTTTTTACAAATATGTTGTTTATCAGTTCCTTCCCAAATAGGGCACCAATTCCAATTGCCTGGATCAAAAATAAAGTTGGTATTGCTCCAACAAGAATTACAAGCATATTCATTTTGAATTCTTATATTATTACTTTTAAATTCATGATCTTTTTGAGTAAAACCACTTATCATTACTGTTTGTTTCCCTAAAGCCCAATTTATCCAAGATAAGCCTGAACTTAGTCCTATTAAAAACTTAGCATTGTATAAAATATCCATAGACTCATTTAAAGTTTTATCATGAATGTTTAAATTACCTTTTATATTATAAGGTTTACTTGTAAGTGTAACTACAGTATAACCTAATTCACGTAACATTCTAGACAATACTACCCAACTATCATAAGGCCATTCTTTACAGCCTGAAGTTGATTCAGGGGCTATGACAATATAGTTTGTTTCAGTTGATTTAGATTTTGGGGTGAAATTTATACCATAGTTTAATTCATTATATTCTAAACCTAAAATATCAGATGCTGTTTTTTGTAAAGGTTGAGTTTGAGGATAATTTGGAAGCATTTCAAATTTATCCCATTTATTTGATTCACTCCTAAACCAACCTATTCTATAAACAGTAATACAATTTGTTGAATGGCCTGGTTTTATAAATTCAATATCTTTATATGCTTCTAATCCTTTAAACCAATCATTATGGAATGTACTTAAAATAACTTTACAATTATGTTTTTTAGCAAATTCAACAGCATAGGGAGCCCAAGCTATTGTATCACCAATAGCCTTTGATTCTAAACTAATTAACACTCGTTTATTAGTCAAATCAAATTCATTAGCTATTTTACCATTAATTTTAATTTTCCATTTAGTATAATATTTTCTGGAGCAAGAAGTCCACATATTATTTGTAATAGTGTCTGTATGGATAATGTTGTTATTTTCATCTAAAAATTCAACAATATACTGTTCTTGTTTTTCTCCTATTATTTCAACTTTAGGACCATCTAGATAACTTATTTTAATTTCATTTTTTATAGGTGTGTAAGGATGAGTTTTATAAAAATCCATTATAGTATCATACCCTATTTTTCCTATTTTTTCCCAATTAAAATTTTGTCTAATTTCTTCTGATTCTTTAAGTGCTTTTTTCTTACAAGCATCATTTTCTATGTAAGAATACATCATCATTAGTTTCAAATGATTAAAATCAGGCTCATAATAATTACCTGTATATTCATTAAAATGATTATATGATGATTCATTTGCTGGTTTTTCACCTAATATATTAACAGGTATTCCTTTATCTTTAGCAAATTCCAATTGGCCTGAACAGTTAGAATAAATAGAAGGAACACCACAAGCCATTGCTTCAATTAAAGGTAAATTCCAACCTTCAGAACGAGCGCAAGACAAAAACACATCACATGACTTTAATATCTTAACATAATCTTCTCTTGATGGAAAATGAACCACTTTAATTCTTTCATCTT